GTAGAATAGCAACAACAGCCCATATAAACCCATATAAAAGTGGAGACACTACAGGTTCAAACTCTTACCAAGCTTTCTATATGAGTGGTGATTACGCAGACAATACATCTGCATCTGATACAACAACTCCTATAACATGGCTAATACAAGCAATTTGTTACAATGGTGGAGCTATCAATAGAGGTAAATCTGAGGCTAATTCTAATTCATACTATCAATCAGTATCTTCATTTGTAGTGTACGAAATACAAAAATAACGGCTAAAGGAGGCCTTATAAAATGACAACAATATCAACAGCACTATCAGAGTTGGGTGTTACAGAGTGGGTACTCCGTGGCGAACCAACAACAGAAGCTGAGTTCACAACCATGTACGCCAAAGTAACTGGCGCAGATGCAAATGGTTCAGCAATTGAGAGCCAAGACCCATCTGATTGGGGTACAACTTGGTCGGCAGTATCAGCTAAGAAAGACGCATTGATTGCGGCTGAACCTATGAAGCTACTACGAGCAGAACGTGATCGTTTGATTGCCGCTACTGATTGGTGGGCAGGGTCTGATCGTACAATGACTTCTGCACAGACTGCATACAGACAAGCACTCAGAGATATAACTACAAGTGCAACTTCACTAGACGATGTGACGTGGCCTACAAAACCATAAGGAGTAGACACTTATGACTAAAGCAAGAGACTTAGCCGACTTAGGCAACAAGACTAGCTTAGATGAGATCAATGATGCTTATGATGCAGGGGCTTTGTCGAACAGAAATCTTATAATCAATGGTGCTATGCAAGTGGCACAACGTGGGACTAGTACAACGGGCATCACCAGTAATGGCTATCATGCTACTGATCGTATGAATTTTTACAAAACAAATAGTGCTACTTACGCAGTAAGCCAAAGTACCGATGCCCCTGCTGGTTTTTCGTATTCGCATAAAGTAGTTTCAACAACTGGTGATAGTTCTTTAGGTGCTACTGATTTAGTAAGCCCTCTTTTTTATAGTATAGAAGGTCAAGACCTCCAGCACTTGGGTTATGGTACTACTGATGGTAAGTATAGCACTTTAAGTTTTTGGGTTAAGACAAACGTAACGGGTACTTACAGTGTATCTTTTTATAAAACTCATCTTAGCGCCAGAGTTTGTTCCCCTTTATACACAATTACAACGGCAAACACTTGGCAGTATGTTTCATTGACAGTACCATCTGATATTGTGCCAATCGCTAATGGTACTGGTGGAGGTCTTTATCTGTATTTTAATACCACTGTAGGCTCTAGTTACAATAGTCAGCCAACAACAGCGTGGACAGCTTACAATTCAAATAACTGGGCTGGAGGACATACTGCAAACTGTTTTGCCTCCGCTAATGATAGTTGGCAAATCACAGGAGTCCAACTAGAAGTCGGCGACACTGCTACTCCATTCGAGCATGGTAAATCATACGGAGAAGAACTGGCGAAGTGTCAGAGGTATTTTTATAAAGTAGATGGCGCTGGAGGCCAGACCTATAACGCACATATTAGACAGACAAGCGGTTCTGGTACTCAGGCTTATGCTCAAGAGATTAATTTACCTGTTACCATGAGAGCATCGCCCTCAGTAACTGTATCATATCAGGATTTGCATAAACCTGGTGTTCGTTATGACACTATAAACTCTGTGAGCGCAACTGGATCACAACAATCAGTAGGGCTTATTTATGATGTAGCAAATGCTGATGTTAACTCTATATCAACCCAAGTGCGTAGCTTAAATGTTACCGCAGATGCGGAGTTATAATCATGGAAAACAATATGAACATTACATCGGCACAATACCAAGCTGACATGGATGGCAACAACTCAGGCATCCAAGCAACAATAGACGGACAAGAGATGTCAGTCCCACTAGACCCAGCCAACAGGCACTACGCAGAGATACTCAAGCAAGTCGAAGCTGGTACTCTGACAATTGCGGATGCTGAGTAATGTTTGCATGTATGGATATATGTGTTAACGTGTTAGCAGAAAGATAAGGTTATGGAGATGGACTCTATTTGGAACATGATGCTTACCGCTTCTTTAGGTGGGTTAGGGTGGTGGATTAAAAGCCAACACTCTGAGTTAAGCCGCGTACAAATTCTTCTTAATAGAACGCGAGAAGAACTGGCCAAGGAGTATGTCACGAAAGCTGACTCATCTCAGGTGCTCGGGCAAATAATGAGCAAGTTTGACCGGATCGAAGAGAAGCTAGATCGGTTAGTGGAGAGGCAATGATACGTTTTTTCGTAATAACGTTTTTCTTTATTGTAGGGTTTACCATAGGTAACGCTGTCTTTGCTGATGATGACAATACAATAAAATCAGAAAGCACAATTATATCTGATGGAACTATGGACACTACTATCAACAGTCCGCCACCTTCTGCTATTTCTCCACAAATAAGTGCTAGTAACTCTGACCTCTGTACTGTTGGTGTAGCAGGCGCAGTACAAACACAAATTCTAGGTATTTCAGCGGGTAGAACCGTTCGAGACATGAATTGTGAAAAACTAAAGAACGCCAAAACCATGTACGATATGGGCATGAAAGTGGCAGCGGTATCCGTAATGTGCCAGGACGAAAGAGTGTTTGAAGCCATGCTCAACGCGGGGACGCCCTGTCCCAAGGATGGGTTGGTGGGCGATAAAGCTAGGTTAGCTTGGGAAATGGAAGCCGTAAAAGAAGAAATACAAAGAGATCAGAACAATCCTATGAGGAAGATTTTCAATGAGAACGTTGAAACAAAAACAGGTCTTAGTGTTATTATTAGCACTCTGGCCTTCTTACTCTTCTTGTGATCCCTATAGCTACGGGACAACAGGGAACGCTGCGTCTACAGCACTAAGCTGGAGCATGAGTTCTGTTTTGCCTGATATTCCGGGCATTGATATTAACGGCTTACTATACAAATACACCACAGTAAAAGACCCTGAGGCTGACATGAAAGTTCATATTGGCAACAAAAACGTCGACAAAGATGGTTACATCTTTCGAGAAACCGACGACTGGTCGGGAGTTCCGGGCAACACCATCGTTAAATCCTTTCCCCTTTCTAACATTCCAGCTCCGCAATGGGGTTCGGGTTCAATTGACATTGAAGGGGAGGGCTCGGTCGAAGACGCTGTGGTTATATATAGCTTTCGAGTAGACGAGTGCTACGACGAGCAGTCAAATCCTGCATGTCCGGGGTATGTAAAGCCTGTGCCTGTTATCCCTGTAGTGGAACTATACGATGTCTTAGACGACGACGCGGCTATGGCCGCGATCGAAGCTGACGAATTTCAGTACGACGAAGACGGTAACTTAATACTCTCAGAGGAGGAAGAGGAAGAGGAAACCCGAATTGAAATGGGCTTAACAGCGTCTGCCAACGCGTTAACTCTATTTAAAACACAAGGACAAGACGATCTCATCTTGGCTATTAACCAACAAACCAACATAGCCATGTACTATAACGCGTCTATCAATGGTGGCGTGTATGCTGACGCCCCTGGTCTTGCTGACACAACAATCCCTGACAACAAGAAAGCCTTGCGTAACAACCTAGCACAACAACTTCTGCATGAGAAAATGGTCGACATGCAGTACAACCAATGAGGTTAAATATGAAATATTCTGTAGCAATACTTTCGCTGTGTGCGTTTCCGGCGCTAGCAAACGTTCAAATAACAGGCAGCGTAGAAGCTAAATGTGTTATCCAAACAACTAAATCAGGTTCATACGGCAACCCGATTGCCAGTAAACTAAGCACTACTCCTGCTGATGGCGGTGTACTTCCTGTAATGAGGTATGACGTTTCGATCGCAGATGCTTATACTGCAAGTATAACACACCCGACGGCATTTAGCTCGTCTCCTTCGCTGACAGATACTGTAGCATGGACAGGTAGTACAAGTGTCACACAAACATCTGTTGCGGGTATGTCAGCTTACGAAGCCGCTAAGACAGTAGTAGGTAACACCACAAACTTTAACTTAACATTAGCAGGGTCGACGTGGTTCTCTACTGCTTCGTCTGCGGTTTATGGGTCAGCTAAACCATTACCGGGCGGGACTTACACTGCGGTTGTGCAGGCGAGCTGCATTGCGAAGTAGTTGGTTCATAACTTTTATGCTCTGGGCGTTCTGTGCTTCTGCGCATGAAATGACGCCTGCGTATCCTATACTTAAACCTTCTCACGTCAGTGGTGTTGTAAAAGCAGAGATGTCTTTGTTTAACGCAAGAGAAGAAATTAAGTATTACCAGATAGAGCTGTTCGATTTAAACTGGATGAACATACCGTTCTCTACAACGTATAGAATTATGCAAGTTGAGTATAAAGAACATAAATCTTTTGATGTATACATTAGAAAAATAGATTTAGACGAGGCTGTATACCTCTGCACAACGTCTAAAGTAAAAAAGACCTATGAGTCGTCAACGGTTATCTCGTCTAGGATATGCTCAAGGCTAGATGGTGAACCGGCATGAGATTAGTAGTCGCTCTTTGTTTATTATCTAGTTCAGTTGGAGCCGACAACAGTTCTCTCTCGCTTGCGTTGCCTAGCCCTCCTATGAACTACCAATCGGACTCGTTTTCGACAGGTAGTATGAGGTGCAGTAACGCTGTCGGCGGTGGTGTAAACTTAGAGTATGGCGTGACAGGTGTGTTATCTGGTTTAGATACTAGCAGCCGTGGCAAAGACATAGGCGTATATGCTCGTATCGTTATACCGCTAGATAAAC